CCCTCTTCATCTGCAAAGTCCATGCTACTTGTGAACATAACTTCACCAAAGATTTTATGGGTGTCAAGGACATATTTAAGCATCTTAGGAGTCTTTGCAAACCCAACTAGGTTTCCAGCACCTTTGAAAACTTGAATACCACCCTCATGGGCACCGATAAAAATTGTTTCGTTTTTTGTCATATTTAACTCTCTTTCTCTTGATTATGTATATACTATATCGTGTTTTTAGAACAAAGTCAAGTAAAAAAATAAGTCGTTGATTTTATTGAATTTTTTAGGGGGGTTAAAAGTAAAATAGGGGGGTTGAAACCCCCCTATTTCTCACGATTCGCAAGGTTTATTGTAACTGACCATTTTTGTTCATTACATAAACTCCTCGAATCATGAAGGCAATACTCGTTAGAGATAAAAGGGCGAGAGTTGAGAGAGAGGAATTTGGCCCATCTAACCCAGAAGCAAGCATTGCAATTATCATACCGATACCAAAACTAATCATAATATAGAACTCCGAATCAATTTCATTTCACTATAATAGTTATACCATAGTTATTTTACAGAGTCAAGTCTCACATAGTCTGAATTCCAACCAAATGCTGTTTTGACAACTTCATGGGAAAGACCTTTGATTTTTTGATGCAGTTTTTTATCTTTTGCATAGACAAGAATTTCTGCTTCATCTTCATGTAAACCCTCTAACATTTGGATATACATATTTTCTTTTTGAGCTTTAGGTGTAACATTATCTGCACCTTGAATAAAATGATACAAACGTCTTGCTTCTTGAGAAAGCAACGTATGTTCAGTACCCTCTGGAACATCATTAGGTTTATAAGGAACTGCACCCTCTGGTAATGCCCATACAATTCTTGGGTCAAAAGATGATTTGATAATCATTCTTAGTGCTTCAGAATCATTCTCTTTTAGAATATTAATCTTCTGCGATTTAGTTTTTGCTTTATGCACTTTATCTAACACCTCTGATAATAGTGGTGTATATGTTTTTACTGCCATTAGAAATCTCCTATGTTTTCCATTAAGGTCTTTAGTTTATTCTTTATAAAATAATTTAGTAAATGTTTACGACTACCCTCTGGAGCGTCCAAGAAAGTTTGTGTACATTTTTCTTTAATGTCATCTGGAATATAGGATAAATCTATTAAAGTTCTATTTCTTTGATAGTTTCTCATCATCTCTTCATTACAGTAATCACTTGGCTCCAAATCAATCCATGCATCAAGTTTCCTTTTAGTCATGGGTTTTTGTCTTAACTCATCTACAAAAGTATTATCAGGCGACAAAAAGTTTGGTACACCATCACTTCTATCACCCTTTAAGATATGTTCTTTAATATATGTAGTAGGGTCTACACCGTTTACATATTTCTTTTGTATAGGACTATATTGTGTTACAAAATTATATTTTTGTAATTGGATAAAATCTTTATCACTAGATAAGATTAATACCTTTTCATAGTTCTTAGGTTCTTTTGCAACATGAAATACCACAGATGCAATAATATCATCTGCTTCTGCATTTTCTACTTGCAAAACTTTGTATGGGAAATATTCAGTAAGTTCATCACGAATTGTATGAAGAGTTTCAAATATTTGATTCCAATCAAGACTAGATTTCTTTCTATCTTTTCTTCTTGAGAATTTATAATTTGGAAAGTATTCTCTTCTCCAATTCCCTTTGTTATCATAACATAAGACAAGTTCTCCAAACTCACCTTGGAATTTAGAGCGATAACTTCTTAGAGAATTAAGAACCATATGTCTTACAAAGTCTGGTTCTATATTTTTATTACCACCAAGCTGCACCATCAAACTTGATAGTGTAACTTGATTCATATCAACTAGTATCATCTTCCTTATCACTTACCATATCTGCTAACAAATTCAAATCAACTTTAGTGGTAATGGTGTTCTCTTTATCTTCAGTAACCGTTTTAACAACGATATCCATAAATGGTTGTATAGGGTGTCTGAAACCGATATCTCTATACAAAATACCTCTAACGACTTCATTAAGAAAACTGATATCTCCAATGAATCTTTCATTCTTGATATCTATACCATTCTCACCACAGTTGTGAATTAATCCAATCATCAAACCCTCTGCAAGATTATCTGCAAAATCTAAATCTTGTTGAGTTTCAGTTGGATTAATATTAACAACTTTAGGTATCCTTTTACCTTTAAATTTAGTTGGAAATTTTATGATATTATTTTCCATTAATATCCTAACTCCTGCTTTCGTTTTTGTAGTTTTCTTTCCCACCTTTTTTTTCCAGCTGCTTTTTGTCTTCTTTTCTTTTCACCTCTGGTTTGGTGGGAAGTTCTTTCACGCAGTTCTTGAAACAAACCTTCTTTCATAAGTTTCTTTTTAAGGACTCTGATAGCACCATTTACATCAGATGTAATGTTACCATCTTTGTCCTTAACTTGACGAACTGTAACAGTCATTCCATAGTCTTTTTTATATTTATCTTTCTTTTTAAAGTAACTCATAGGCTCCCTTATGATAGTTTTTCTGCATCAATGATTTTATCAAGTTTCTTGATTTCATCAACTTTATTCTGATTGACAGTTTCATCAAGTTCCTTGAACGCTTCATTACTTTTGATTTTAGACATTAACATTTTGTCTTTCTTCAACCTATTTAATAGGATTTTCTGAGCGTTTTCATCAGAGTATTCTAACAACACATATACACGATATTGTGTACCATTAGATACTACTTTAGATTCTTGGACATTATATCCAGCAACATCAACATCAGAAATGATATTCTTTGTTGCAGTTTGAATCTCATTCATAACAGATGCATCTGCATCAGTAGAACCTACCTTAGTAATAAAACTCTTCGTAATAGAATTAACTCTTCCATTAATTCTGTCAGCAAGAGTTGTTTTTGCAGACAAGATTGCAATGTCATTTGATAGTTGCAAGTCTGGTGTATTTGCAGTACCTACTGCATAGATAGCATCATCTTTGACGGGCATCTTAGTATACCAACTAGGTACTTGTTCTACTTGTTGTTTTACTTTTGCAGATTGGTGTGCATACATACTTTTTACTACACCAATTGGTGGTTTAACAACCACATTAGCTGTATTTGCACTTACAAAAGGATTTGATGCACTACAGGCACTTAACAGTACACCTAGAGATGCAACGGTAGTCATTTGTTTAATCATTATCTAACCTCTTTCAATTTATTAACGATTGTGTCACGAATACCACTATCAACAAAAAAGTCTTTAGTGGTTGTTACAATTTGAGGGTGATATGTGACAAGAACCACCCCAAATATAATTCCAAATATAAATTTCATTATCTAATAACAGTCTGTTCCGCCTGTCTCCCAATTTGCATAACATTTACCTTTTTTTCTAATTTTAAAGGTTGCACTAATGTTACCAACATTAACTGTGTTATAATTGTTAAACAACGAACCGACTATTGTACTCACAATATTTGATTGTGGATAATTATATGTAGGTTCTGAATAAACTATCCTTTTAGTAACCACCGGCGTAGAATCTCTGTAAATATAAACAGGCTTCTCAATCTCTTGATAGATTACTTTAGGTTTAGTTTCACAATCGTAATCTGTAGTAGATGTTACAATCTCACCATTTTTTTGTGTAACAACTTTTTGATACTTACAATCTTGTGCAAATGCACTTGTAGTCATAAGTATCGCAGTTGTAGTCAATAACAAAGTTTTCATATTCATAATACTACACCATTTCTTTCGCATTGTCAAGTATATCGGTAGCAACACAGTATGCATTGAAATCGAATCCACCAATATGCCATTCATATTCATCAGTAGGAATAAATCCATCTTTCCAATTGTAAATAGTAAAGACAGTATTATCTTTGTCTTTTGCTTTAACTGACCATTCTGCATTGACCTTTTCATAAGGACTTGCATCTGTGAACGTAGGAACACCAAAGACCTCTACTATCTTGTCAAAGGTAGTTTTTACTTTACCTTGAAAACAAGTTCCAACAGTTTTAATTGAATCACAAGCAACAAAATCATACATACTTACAATCTCCTTTTCCAATACCGACTAACAATTCAAAGAACAAGTCTTCCCAATCGTCTTTCTTTTCTTTGACGTAATCAAATGCATAGACATTTTCTTTCGCCCATTTGATAGCCTCTTTAGCAGTATCAAATTCACCAGTTTTACCCATCTTATTAGTCTGAGTATAAACAAAGTATTTCACAGTTTTAGTAGTCATTTTGACCTCTCTTTCTCATTATTACAGAATCATCTTACCATGTTTTTACAACAAAGTCAAGGCTAATCGCCCAAATCTTCAAACTTTTTTTCAACTAAATTCTCAACTAAACTGTCAATTACACTATTACCCTCAAGACCAGCTTTATCAAGTGCATCTTGAAATTCATCAACTGTCATTGACCCTACCTCTTCACAAAGGTTTTCTTTAATTGTATCATTTTGTAAATTACTCATAACATCTCCTATCCGTAATGCATATCTGCATAGTCAATGCATTTATCCATAACATCTTCATAGAATAACTCTGAATTATCTTCTTGAAGTTTTATTAATTCTTCATCATTAAGTTCTTTTCCAGATGAAACGAACTTTGCAGAATCTATATAAGCCATAACAAAGTCTGGATAGTCTTTCATATCAATACCATCAACTTCAACATTTGTTACTTCTAAATTATTTAATTTATATGTCATATTCTCTCCTATTAACTAAAGTGGTCGCCAGTTTCAATTGCAAAGATTTCGTCCTTTGCAATATCAGCACCCATATTACCAAACTTTGTTTTGATGTCTGTAATCAAATCTTCTTTTGTTTTGATATTTGCATCAGCAACAAAATTACCATCTTGGTCAAAAAAGTCCCAAACGGTTTCTTGAACGTCCATCACAAAATTCTTAACTTTTCCCATAATTTTCTCTCTTTCTCTTTGATTATGTATATACTATAACTTGTTTTTAGAACAAAGTCAAGGCAATAAAAAACCCTTGTAAATCAAGGACTTACAAGGGTCATTTGTTCTAGTATTATTCGTTTTTGTGTGAATCGGGG